AATCACGGCAGACTCGGACGCAAAGGTGACATGCCCGGCGGTGACAACATCGACCGTGTTGCATACAAGATCACCTCTGACAAAACCAAAGACCTGAAGAACGTGACATGGCAACAGTCGGATGACTGGTATCAGATGGTTGAGATCGGTGAGTATCGCGCATTGCTGGTACACGGTGACGAGATCGGATCGTTCGGTGGGATTCTCCGCAAGGTAAGTTCGTGGTCTACTGGTGTAGTGGAGCCATTCGATGACTGTTATGTCGGACACTTCCACACACCCACAACATTGACCATGGCCAACGCCGGCCGTATCTTTGTGTCCGGATCGCCCGAGTCACACAATGAGTACGCGCGTGCGTATGTAGGTGCAGTAGGTAAACCATCACAGCGACTTCACTTCGTAGACCCAATCAAGGGTCGAGTTACAGCGGAGTACACATGCTGGCTATAGTCCCCGCGCGTGCGTGCGCGTGCGTGCGCGGAAGTGAAGGTCCGATCCCGGCGGCCCCGGAATGCGGGGAAAAATATGACGACTCCGAAGATGAATGAGCTCACCTATATATACGTGACGTGGCGGGATGCCCACTCGGCAACGACCACATGGACAGCCGCGCGTGATCTCGATCAGGATCCTTACATTGTGCGGACGGGCGGGTTCCTGCTATCGCTTGCCGATGGAGGGAAGGAAGGGCACATCACAATCTTCCAGTCCATCACCCCGGATGGTGACGTTGACCACGTCCTTTGTATTCCAAAGGAGATGGTTGTTGATTTCAAGTGCGTCCAGATAAATATTCCAGATGAGGTTGCGCCCCCTCTTCAAACCTGATACCGTCATCTCACAACCAAAGAAAGGGATGGTATGAGATACCAGATAACAAAGCCAGAGCACGGATCACAAGAGTGGTTAAACGTAAGGTGGGTCGATGAGAATGGACTGACGCGGATATCTGCCTCAGTTGCCTCAGCGGTACACAACGAAAACAAATACACGAGCGCAGCCGACTTGGCCATGGAACTACTGGCAGATACGCCACCAACTCCACAACCAACCAACTCCGCAATGGATCGTGGTAACTACATGGAGCCTGTGCTCATCAAGTGGACAGCCGATGTTGAGGGTATCAACCTCACTACCCCGGATGTTATGTACTGCTACAACGAGCATGGTGCACGACTGATAGCTACGCTTGACGCGATTGATGACAACGGTATTCCGTATGAAGTCAAGACCACCAACAAGAAATTCACTGGTGTACTACCACGTGAGTGGCATTGGCAAGGTGTTCAACAGGCTATCTGTGCAGGTAGTGAGACGATTGAATGGATCATCTTTGACAACGAGATGCAGATCAAGCGCTACACGCAGCACATCTCATCAGATGACAGGGAGTACCACATCTTCAAGTGTCAGGAGTTCTTGGCTGACATTGACAACGGCGCGGTACCTGCTGCAGCAAAGCTTGAGTACAAGCATGTTGAATCCATGTACCCCGAGAGCACAGCAAAGCAGATGGCATTGCCTTCAGAGGCAGCAGTTATCATCGAACAACTTGACAAGGTTCGCGAGATGAGCAAAGCTTTAGCTGAGCAAGAGTCGGAACTTAAGACTCAACTTGGTACCATGATGCAAGACGCAGAGGAAGGGACGATTGACGGCAATGTCGTAGTGACATGGAAGACCCAAAGCCGGACATCCTTTGATCAAAAGAAGTTTGAGGCAGAGCATCCAGCTCTTGTCCCCAAATTCAGAAAGACATCCACATTCAGAGTAATGAAGACAAGGAGCAAATAACAATGGCATCATTCAACTTAGACAACTACGAGACCGTAGAAGATCGGCTCGTCAAGTTCTGGGAACAACACCCAGATGGCAGAATCTTGACAGGCATTCACTACTACGATGACACAAGGATCCTCGTTCGCGCAGAGATCTTCTTCAACCGTGAAGACGACCGACCTGTAGCCACTGGTTACGCAGAAGAACTACGTGGTGCATCGCCAGTCAACCGGACTAGCCATGCGGAAAACGCAGAGACTTCGGCAATCGGACGCGGACTGGCCAACTGTGGGTACGCAGCCAAGGGTTCACGCCCTAGCCGTGAGGAGATGGAGAAGGTACAACGCATGGGTTCAGCCCCTGCACCAGCCCCACAGGCACAACGCCAGCAGGTAGATCAAGTGGTCAACCAATTGGTAGATGCATTCGGTGCAACTGAGGTGCCGGCTCGTTCGGTAGAGATAAAGAACCCAGGCGAACCAGCATCACCAAAGCAACTCGGCATGATTCGTGCAATGCTGAGGGGCAAGGAGATCACTGAGACATCCGATGTTGTTGACATTTGTGGTGCAACCATTGGTCGTTTGATTGAGAAGATGGACGACCTCACTAAAGGCGAGGCATCCCAGTTGATCACTGCGTTCAAGTGACCGAGGAAAGAAAGGGTTACTGTGAAGGCAACCAAGACAAGTGCAATGCCGAAGGGTGTCCGAAATTCGGCACCCTCGGTAGAGCCGGTCGTGACGGTGCGCGTAGGATTCGAAACTGTGGTGACCCTGCAGCTAGGGGTAAACGCAATAGGACTAAAGGAGATTCCAAGGCACGTCGAGCGCGTAAGAAACTTGGGCTGGGTGGTCACCTTACCCGTCATGAAGAGAACTGGGGTGGCATTGTTCGTACCGAGATCAAGGCGGGCGCGCAAGTCGGTCCGATTTATACACGATTTAGAGACGCGAAAAATCAAAGCGATGCGTCGAAGGCGTTGGGTGACAATCGTCCGTTCGTGATGGTTGCCATGCCTGACGGTACAACAGAGGGCATAGTGCTCATGACATTGACAGAGTTCAGCGAAATGATAAGCCTTATTTCATAAAGGCTAGAGAGAAAGACTACAATGGGAGGGAACAATGAAGAGACTGATACGGTTTATTACTGTACCTTTAGTTGGGTTGATCGCACTTGGATCTCAGGTCCATGCAGCGGGAGCTCCGGAGGTAGGTTCGTCTTTACCAACGCCAATGAGGATGGGTGCGGAGACGAGGTCATTGACGACCCCAATCCAGTTCAAGCATGGGGATATATCGTGGCTGCCGATATTGGCACTGCAAGCTGGGTGGCCGAAGAAAACACACAAGCGTCTAGGAGAGATCATCCTTCGAGAATCGGGTGGTTGCCCGGGTAGGATCGGCGGTTCAATCGTTGGTCCTGACTGCGCAATCACCGGATGGGATAACAGCCCACCACACAAGTCAGACAGTGGGTTGTTGCAGATCAACGGTGTCCACTGGAAGCAAGATCACAAAGAGTATGCCGGCTTGGTATGCAAAGTGATGGAGGTCTGCGATCAAGCTAGACTTCTAGATCCGCTGACCAACCTGAGAGCAGGAAAACTTCTCTTCGATGTAGCGGGATGGAGCCCCTGGTACACGAATTGAGGTAGAGATAAATGAAACCAGAACGAAGGGAAATATTAATGCAGATATTAAATGAGTGGGAACTCAAGAACAAAAGCTTTGACTGGATGGATGACGCTGTATGCAAGGGTACAGATACATCTCTGTTCTTCTTTGAACTTGGCGATGGCCAGAAAGAAATGGCTGCAGCTAAAGCCGTGTGTGTCACATGTCCGGTGCAACAAGACTGTTTAGTATTTGCAGTCGACAACGGATTTGAGTATGGTGTGTGGGGCGGGATGTCTGCTCGTCAGCGCAAGGCATGGCGCATTCAAAGAAACAAGATGAGGAAAGCAAAATGATCCATGAGCGCCACCTTATTAACGCATCCAAGTTCCTACGCCGTGTGTATGTAGGCAAGCTAGACGAGCAAGAACTACACGACGTAATCATCGCAATCGAAACAGAAGTAATCGAAAGAAGGAAGGAGAAAGCTAATGCTGCCAGCAGAAATAGAGCTATTCGTTGACAGGTTGTGTGGCGTATTCCCCACAGCAAAGGTCGCACCAACCAATATCAAGAAGACATGGCGTACATGCGAGCTGATGATTGAGGCCACCTCAGAACAAGGCAAGCAGGTACTTAAACAGCTCGAAGAAGAGGATGGATTCCCTGACCTACGCAGGGTGAAAGAGCTATTCAGGGCATTCAAGAAGGCAGAGGTGCGCACGTTCTACTGCCACAAGTGTGACAACAGCGGGTACGACTCAGGCATACGCATGTCAA